TTTTTAATTCACTTATAGGCATGTTATACATGTTTGCATGGACTCTAAAACCATTTGATATATCTATCTGCCCCTTACGCATATACTTAGCCTTCTTAAAGTATTCGTCTTGATTCATGTAACCACATAACCAAATTGATTTAACTTTGTGGTAAGTGGTGTTTCTACCTTTCCCCTCTTTCTTATCGAAGGTGATCGAAATAAAAGCGTAAACATCTGTTTTTTGATGCTTGCTGGTTGCAGCGATAGAGACTTCGTAATGACCTTCAACGTCTCTCGTTCTCCTCTTGGTTTTAACCTCAATCTTTTTTCCGCTCTTTAATAAATCATAATTGTATTTCTCGTTCCCCTCATCGCAAGAAACATTATCTGCTTTTAGGTGTCTGGCTAGAGCTATTTCGCCAAGGTAACCAGCTAAATTCCCACCTCCAGATGTGATTGAATTCTTGATGGAGCCTAAAGCTTTAGATTTTTTTATTGCTTCCCTCGACATCCAAGGAAAATATTTTAGTTTTTTAGGAATCATAGAAATTAATTAGTTTTTTTAAAAAAAAGCTGTAAAATTGTAGTCCATATTTGGAAATATCACAGTCGATCTGGGGGAATTGTTTTGAATTTCCCTTTGGATTTTAATCTCCTAGATGCCATAGAAATTTCTGTCAAAGAAAATTTTTTACCGTGATAAATTGTAGGGCTAAAATGCTTATATTTTTTTATCAAACGCGAAACTTCTTTTGTTGTCAAAGAAAACCACTCATTATGAAGATGTCTTTTGATACATAAATGGTGCAAATACCTTTCTTTAAGTTTGCTACCTCTCATTTTACCATCTAATTTTAAACGTTGAGGACTACATGCTTGGAGAGCTTTGATTCTTTTATCTAAACTCCTGTTGCTTTTACTAAAGCCAATTTTTACTTTGTCTGAGTTTCCTGCTCGTAAAATATAAATCATAGACGATCTGGGTCTTCTTCAATAGTCTCCAGCAATCTCTCCACCTTTTTCCTGCTATCGTCTTCGTATACAGCTAATTCAGCAAACTTGTGGTCTGTTCCGAATACCTCTTTCATTTTCTTTGACATCTTGGGGTCCACATCAAACACTTCTTGAGTGTCTGGTTTATGCCGAAACAAACCGAACAGTAATTTAATTAGTTTTTTCATGTTAAAGCTCTTTTATGCGATCAATAACCATTTGGTAGGTAGCGGCAGAAGTATCATTCTTTCTGTTGGGGGCAATCATCTCATGCGTCAGAATATTGTCAATACCTAAATCAAATTTATCCATGAGGTATTTGCATTTCTTGGCAGCGGAATCAATCTCAACCGCACTTGGCGTACGTTTGTTAGTGTCTCCATAAAAAGAAATACCAACGCTATGACCATTTAGACCGCTTACACCTTTCCAAGAAGATCTCCCAGCGTGCCAAGCTCTCTTTTTATCATAGACAAATTGTGTACGAGACCCATCAGCAGCAATAAGATAGTGGTAACTAACCTTGGATGCGGCATTTAAAATCCACGAACGAGTCCCATCATGACTTCCACTGCTATGATGCAGAATAACATACTTAGGTTTAATCGGCCCAGACTGGTTTGGGGACGCTTTGTAAACTTCAGGGTAATCATCTTTAAGTTCTTGAGCTTCAGGCTCTGGCTTTTCTGGCTCACCTTTATCATCATGAATCAGATTCTCCCAAATCATTTTCCATGTAGCAGGGCCATCAATTCCGTCAGCTTTAAGGCCAAGTTTTTTTTGAACTTGTTTAACAATATCAATTTTTCCTTTAAACTTCATACATTTAAAAAAATATTATTTTAATTTTATTCGGCGCTAGTCTCGGCACTGGTCTCGGCACTGGTCTCCCAAGGTGGCTCAGAACTTGACTCAGAGCTACTGTATTCTGCACTCGTATACTCCGCACTGGTTTCGGCACTGGTCTCGGCACTGGTCTCGGCGCTCGTTTCCGCGCTGTTATCAAACCAGCTAGGTCTTAACTTACGAAGTGCAGCGACGAATCGAGCCTGAAGTTTTTTAGCATCGAAGGCTTTGCTACCGTGCGTTGAAAAATCCGCTTCAGTAAGTGTATAATTTGTCGATACACCTGCCCGTGCATCAGCAGTCTCGATCATGGCGTTGATGTCTGAAATATACTCTGCCACGGGAGTCCCACCTCCTGCCCCGCCCCATGTCCAGACAGTCACAAGTACAGGATTGCCGTCAAAAACTAAAAATGCAGGGTTGCCACTGTCGCCTTTGATTTTACTCTCATGAAAAATAAGTCTTTTGGGATCTGTGGGTGTCTGCATCCTACCTCCAGAGCGCCAATCTATGATGAGAGCTTTCTCTTCTTGATCAAGACCAAGGCAAGCTATCTTACTGAAGTTATCTAAGTAGTCACTGTAATTGCTAGGCATTACAGAACAAGGCTTTATCGCGGAGGGAAGGTCACTGTCTAAAGTATAGATTGTTAAGTCTGGAGTGTAGTTTCTACATTCGGGATGTCGAGCCTTTCCTGTCACGGTGCGATCATGCACTGTGCCGTTTTTCTCTACAAACCTAACCACTGCCCCCACAGAATACTCGTAGTGCGCTGCACCTATAATGTGCCTTGGGGTTACTAATGTTCCCGCTTTCTTATGGCCACCACTACTATTCCAAGGAGATACGCATGTAATGTCTAAGTCTCCACACCATAAATCGGGGTTCCTAACATAGGTGGAGCTTGCATGATCTTGAGAGGTGAACACCTTCCCGTTAGCCTCCATAGTCATGGTCTCATCCAGAAGGTCATCAATTTGTTTAGAGCAGTGAATAGAAATAGCTTTCATAATTGATTATATCTTTGTGTGTAAATTTATCTAATTAAAAATGGTGCGCTCGGTGAGATTCGAACTCACGACCAAGGGTTTATGAGACCCCTGCTCTAACCACTGAGCTACAAGCGCATTAAATACAAATTCTTTTTACTTCACTTCCTCTAACTTCCATACAAGATAGCGCTCTTTAGATTCAGGAGGAGCTTTAACTGCTTTCTCTACTTGTGATCTTGTGATCTTATCATTTTTAGATGTAAACGTTACGATCACATAGCTCGGAATTGTAGCCCATCTAATAGGCTTATGCTCTTCTCCTTTTTTAATACGGATTTGAGACGCTTTAAATGTTTTTGTCAATACCTCCCAGACATGAATTCTACCTTCGCCAACTGATACTCCAGTCATTATTGAAGTATATTTAGTTTCTCCTAATACTACTGTTGTTAAGCCTACTAAAGCTACAAGTGTAAATAATGCTTTACTTAGTCTCATTTTTTATTAGTATTTTTTAAAGTTGGCAACCCGTAGGGGGATCGAACCCCTATTGCCAGAATGAAAATCTGGAGTCCTAACCATTAGACGAACGGGTCTCACTTTCTTCTATGCTTTTCAATTTGCCCTTTCCTGCCTGAAACGGTTCCTCTAATAACATTCAATTCCTTAATAGATAGATCTTTAAAATTTTCAAGAACCCATTCAAGATAATGGGTAGGAACTTTTTTTAAACAATAATTTTTATATTTGCCAAAAGTTATAATCCACTTACCAGACTCTCTTTTAAGATTCTCCATACAATAAATTAATAATAGCTCTGGAGGGGATCGAACCCTCACGATCTAGGATCAACGGATTTTAAATCCGCAGCGTCTACCAATTCCGCCACAGAGCCTAAATTTACTTGACTGATACCACAATATATTCGTGATTATCTTTATAACTGTGAGCGTAGTTAATGCAATCCTTGAAGTCTCCTTGATAATCAATAAACGAAGCATCGACAACTAGGAAATCACCGTCTGGAAGAGGGTATTTTTCTGCACCCTTAGCCAAGTGAGTTGAAGAGATTCTCCAACCATTCGCATCCCTCTTAACCAAACTTTTAAAACGCTTCATTTCGGAAGGATGATCGTCTTCATTAAAATGACTAAGCATTTTCTCCAGTTGAAACTTAGTGAGAGACACACAAGCCTCAACTTTTTCTGGATAAACAATCTTTTCTTGAGTGATTGTTTTGACTTCAGGAGTCTTAAAGTAATCCCAAGTCACAAGCACACAAAACGTTAGTGATGCAGCTAAGAATAATTGTGTTTTTGATACAGCTATGGATAATTTCGTTTTCATTTTCTTTTGTTTTAATGCGGAGTCTTCGCTCTTTTCAGGACTCTAAGATAGAAGCTCGTCCTTGTCAAGCTCCTTTGATAAAAAACATGGGGTAGAGTCACCCATCCACGCTCCCATTTGATTATAATAAAAAAACTCTTCTGCCTCGGATCTGTTCATGTCTTGGGATTCCAGTTTACAAAGAACTTTTTCTTTATCATAGCAGAGGATCGGCCATTCACCAGCCCTCTCTACTACCCCGACAATACAGTCATCGTAGCCATCCATTTTTATTAATTTTTTATTCATTGGTTGTTGATTTATCCTTAAAAATTCCTTTGTGAACGTTACCAATAACCTCAAATAAATGAGCGTTTCCGAAAGGGTGTCTAATATCGCTTACAACAACCCCATTTTTTTGATCTGACCAAACGCCATCTGATTCAGAGGTTTGTAAAATATCCCCCTCATAAATCTCCTTACCGTTTTTATCTTTAAGACCAGTGTATTGTTCAAGAATATAATCTTCTCTGCTCTCAAGATTATGAAAACATTCACTAACATCACCAAGTTCTCCGCTATCAAGATACAAACAAAGGTCTTCCATGTATCTTTTAGCGTTATTGTGCCACGCTCTAAATTTAATTTCTCTATTCATCATATTATTGGTGGTGCAGTGAGATTCGAACTCACACGTTGACAAGCTTTATATCGCCCCGTCTCTACATTGGACTATGCACCCTCTTCTATTTATTGATTAAAACAATTAATGAGTAATATTAGCATCGCAATCAGTGCGACAAACAACCACACTGCTTCAGTATTCATTTTTATTCGTATTCAAAAAACGACTCTTCAATGCCACCCATGATATTATCTACTTCTACTGGGCATTCGCTCAGAATGTTAGATAACATTTCATCTTCTTCTTCTGTAGGCTGTTCAGAGTCATCAAGAATCTTCTGAAATCTTTCTATAGAACCAAAATTATCAATGATATCTCCGTCTTCCAACTCGTAAGTGCGAACTTGCTGAAGAGAGCTAAGTTCAATTTTTTTAATTTGCATAATTTAATAACCCCAACTATTTAAGGTGTGTTGAAACGGACTATCTTCGATATTCTCAACTAAGTCAAGCATTTTTTGAGCAATTTCTCTAATTTCTTTTTGAGCATGTTCACTATTCCTAAGTTTGAGGAAGTTAGCAAAGCTTCTCATGTTGAATTGAACGTCTGCTTGAATGCGACTATTGTAAGTCTTAAAGAACCGTGCGGATTCTTTTGCTCGTTTGCGCCCTAACTCTGGCTCAAGATCAGCAATACATTTGTGGTAAAGCCTATTTCCATCTTCGGCATACTCTTCTAAGATCCTCTGCCAAAACGCTGGCCAATCTTCAGGAATAAACATTTTATTTTCTTTAAGCTCTTTGTAGCGAGCCGACTCAGCGTTGAGAGAACTAATCCTATGTTTGAGTAAATGAATGTGAGAAGCGATATCACAGTCAACAAGAAAGTGAACGCTGCCCTTCTCAAAGGGTGTTTCGTGTCCGTTACTCCAAAGCATGTCGATGAGCTTCGGAATTCTCTCTCTTTTCTTTTCATCTAACTCTCTACTCGTTGAAGTCCACGCGCTGCAAGCGATGACCTCATCAGATCCATAGTGTCCAAGTAATTCTACTGTATTTTTCATGTTTTTAAATCAAAATGTTATTAAAGTGCTTGGCATTGCTTTCCTAGCATACAAGAAGCCTTGATTTCTGTAGCTTTCGAGCATAGCTTTATTGAATGTAGTAAAAGCTCTTGGGTTTCTCTCTAATTTACCATCAGGTAATTCTCTAAAGCTCCAATCAGAATAAGTTGTTGCTTGACCCATCTTAAAGTCTATCCCCAACTGTTCAGCTATCCCCCAAAAATAAAACTCATCAGCGAATACAACTTTTTCTTTCACAAAGAACTGAGACCAATGTTCAAAAGTCTCAATAAATGTTTCCACATCTCTTCTTCGGCAGACAAAAAACTGGCAAACAGCATTATACTCACCAAAATCATACCCTTTGATCCCCTCTTTAAAAATCTTTTGGCTCTTTACTTTGGTATGAAAACTAAAGTGCTTTGTGAATGTTAAGATATTATATCTTTGTTTTATCAAATCCACAGTCTCATTTAGGCTATATAGAGGTAAGTGGGAATCGCTAATCAGTGTAAAGTATTCGTTCTGTTCGTCCACTAGCGCAGATTTCATTAGCTCTATGGTAGCCTCGACTAGAGAGAACTGTCCCCACTTCGTAGGAACGGTATTCTTAATGAAGTGGTCTTTGAATACAGAACACTTTTTATTTTTAGAGTGGATATAAAGGTTGAAGGTTTCTTTGTCCCCACCATTAAAGAACTTCTTCCAAATGTTTTTATGATTGAAGGAGTCTAAACTGAGATTTAGAAAAGCTACTTTAGCATTCTTGGATAATCTCATAAATTAAAGTATTCTTTTATATAGATTAGCACAATAGAAACCCAAAGCCCAATAGCGTATCCAGTAGATAAAGCAAATATTGTGTTCCCGAATATTATTTTTTTTATTTTGCGGTATACCACTTTGGAGTTTCGCTGTATGCCCATTTTGCCATGTAAGATTTGTCGTGATTATAATACTCGCGATACTTTTCTACAACAGAAAGTGTTTCGAAGTTTGGTAGTTGTCTGCATCTTTGATCTTGAGCGATAGCTACAGCAAACTCTGTCTGCTCTTGCTTGTCAAATTGTAAACGATGCTTGTTCTCTAAAACCCAAATAAAAGTCTCTGTACTTTTGTGGATCTTCTTGTATCGACTGGTGTATTCTTTGAGAAGGGCCGCAGTATGCTGGGTAAGCCACTCAAAGTTACCACGGGATTCTCTAGCCCAGATCGCAGATGGGTGGTTGTAATGAGTCTTCTTGTATGGAGCTTCAATATCTTGCATCCAAAATGTGGTGCAGAGGAGTTGATTGCATTCAAGGATCATCTTGACGCAGTGCTTGTCGCAATGCTCTTGAGCTGCAATCTCAGGGTCTTTGTTGAGGCAAAATATATTCATAACTCCGTGAGTATATCGGGCAGCTACTCAGCGTCAAGAGTTTTTGCCCTATTTTTTAGTAGGGGTTCTAGATCGTATTCGTAACAGTTCACCCCAAGCATCACATAGTCCCACATTGTGCTTTCTAATCTGCCAGAAGGCTCAATTTCTTGAACTAAATCATCAAAAACCTTTCGTTTTTTTAGGTCTAGCTCCGCTACGGACGCTTTAGCTTTCTTAATCAAATTTAATTCTTCTTGTAGGCTCATGCTTTTTATTTTAATTAAAAACGCTAAAATGTCAAGAATTAAGTGTAACTATAAGCATGAAGAGGATTTCTTCCGTAAACGTTCTTTGTAAAAAGATTAAAATAATTTATGAGGAAATGGAGGACTGGGGAGAATGTTTGATGGATGATAAGGTAATTAAATTGAATAAAAAATGCCTAGAAGATCCAGAACAGCACTGGTGGACCTTAGTTCATGAAGTGACTCATATGATTTTTGAGATGACGGGTCTAGCCTTCATGGAAATAAACGACGAAGAAGCTTATGTAAGGTGTGTTGAGAACCTTGTGATTCCTTGGGTTCTTGAAAACATGCACTTAAAAAAAGTGAAAAAATAAAACATTTTAGGTGTAATAAGTAGTATGCCATTACCAACACCCAGAAACGCAGAAAAAAGGTCTAAATTTATGAGCCGTTGCATGGTTGATCTCGCAGCTAAGGATGAGTTCAAAGATATCAAGCAAAGGGCCGCTGTATGTTCTTCTCAATTTGAAGATGCTGAGAGCAAAGCTTCCGTAATTCTTGGAGAAGAGGATAAGATTTTGTTTTTCTCTAGCGCAGCGCCTAATGTAATGCAGCACTACTTCGAAACAAAAGAAGAGGCTCTGAAGGATGCTAAGAAGTTAGGTCTTAAAGGCATCCACCCTCACAAAACAAAAGACGGTAAGACTTTATATATGGCTGGGCCAGACCACAAAACGTTCATGAAGCGTCATGACGAGATCTTAAAAGAAAAAGAAAAATCTGACAGTAGCCTGTGGGAAAACATCAAAAAGAAGAGGGATCGAATCAAGAGCGGCTCTGGTGAGAAAATGAGGAAGAAGGGTGATAAGGGAGCGCCCACCCCAGATCAAATCAAAAAAGCTAAAGGAGAATAAGATATGCCACGATTAACTCAATCAAAAATACATTCAGACTTCTCTTTTGTATCAGGAACTTGGACTGGCTACAGAGCAGAAGTCACTGGGTTTTACAATGACTATATTGATAACGAACTGAATGACCACATTACTAGAGAATTCAATAAAAAGATCAGAGACTTAAGTCAGCATGAATCTCTATACATTTCCCCTTACGATGCTGGTTTGCGTTACACTGGGGATGGTTCCGTTTTTAACGGTTAAAAAGACTGTCTCTTCAAAGTTTTAAACATGTCATACAGGTATTGATCTTGTTTGGTCGCCTCCCTTACTTTATTCTTAATCTCAAACGAGTGTGAGGTGTGAGCTATATCACGCTTAATCACCCAGCCACCCTCGATAAAGTAGTCTGAGTCCCAATCAAACACCTCCGAAATGTAATCAAGAGCAATTAAGTGTCTTTGCCCTTGGGAGATCTCAATTTCGACTTCCTGCTTACCTGTAATCTTCATGTGTATGTATTACACTATTTACCCCCAGATTGTCAAGAGAATATTTTCCCTTGATGAAAAGATTTTTATACAGAAAGTCCCCCACCCCGAATATTCAGAGTGAGGGAACTTAAGGTTTATAATATACTAAAAAGTATTACTTATCTTCAGGTTTGTCCTTAGCTTTTCCAACATTTACAGCCAGAAAATCAATAACGGAATAGACCTTAGATAACCAAGAACCTTTTTGTGGGGTTGGGGAGGCGGCGGCAATGATTGATGCTGCTGCAATAATAGCAGTAACCCAACTAAACCAAGCTTCGTCCTCAACAAGAGAAATAATAGCGTCCATATATTATATTACACCTAAAACCACCAAAAATCAAATTTTTCCTTGTCCTCTATAAGGTTTTTTGTAATTTGTAGACGTTTTAGTGGTGGATGTCTTGCTTTTGGCATGAATACCTTTCCTCTTAATCTTCTTTTTTTTCTCAAAAACTACTGCTTTTCTCATTTTAAATGTTTTTTAATTATCTTTAACAAATTGCCCATCTACCATTTTACCAGTGCGACCTTTAATTACATCATAAGCTGCATTTAAACAGTCTGTAGTGTCCAGATCCACCATCTTAGCGAGTAAAACAATAGTAACTAACATATCTCCAATACCATCCTTAACTTCTGCAAGAATATCCTTTTTATTTTCAGGAGGAATCCCAAGAACTTCCATCAAGTTAGGTTGACGATCAAAATCATTTAGCTTTTTTAAAGCTGCTCTTGTTTCATCAAGCTCTTCTTGCGTCTTGTCCAGTTGTCGAAGTGGGGTAGAAGAATCTAAAATCCCTTTACTTTCTCCCCACTCAATCACTAATTTACTTAGTTCTTCGTATTTCATAGATTCTTGTTGTTTTAGCATGTTGTATACAGCTTTCTCAAAAGGTCTCATAAGCTAATTGTTTTTGGAGCCATCTCTTGTAGTTCTTCACAGATGCGAATGATTTCGCCCCCACTCATGCCTTTGGATAATTTTTTTAGTTTACTCATCTCCTTATAGAAGAGTTCATAATCTCTATCTTGGTAGATGTATTCCTGCTGGTCTCCATCATGACGCAAGATAAAATCAGAATATGTTTCATAGAGTGTTGGGTCGATGCACTTCTCAATTGGATCATAAGAAGCTTTGCCCACAACATAATTAAATATGTCGGATTTATTGACTGAGATATTTACGATTTCTTGACTCATATTTAGCGTAACAGCCCAACCATAACGATCTATGGCTGGGCTGTCAATGTTTTTTGAAAAAAATTTACTAAGCTTGCTTGTTTATTGCCCCTCTTCTTCTTGTGGGACGATTTGCTCTTTGGTTTGCTCTTGAATTTTAGTAGCGAGAAATGATCCCGCTTCAGCAACTTGAAGACCTTGAGCCTTAACTGCGATATCAATAAGTTGTAGAAGTACGTTGGCTTCGTTTTCCTGTAGAGAGAGTTTAATTTCGTTCATTGTTATTTAATAATATAAATACCAACAAAATTTTCAACGGTTTTTTTAAACATTTGGTGAGTCAATATCTGGTGAGCCAGTCGGCTCCGGGGGTAATGGATCAACAGGTTCTGGAGTTAGTGTAACAACATCATCACTAATGGTGAACTCTCTATTTGCGCCTACCTTTGCTCTTTTGACGATATCAGTATGGTTCTCAGCTAGAGAATTTAAATCAACAGCATAGCCACTATGATTAACGAATAAATCATTAAGAGAGTTATCATCATATAATTGCTGCAATACCGCTTCTAAACGATCATCGGGAAAACCCCAAAACTCTTTATGAGCTTGATTCAAGCGATCAATGGCTATCCCCACCACTTCTTCGCTTTTATCTATACCCGCTTGAATGTAATTGAGATCTGATTGTAATTGAGTTTTATTGTTAATATTCATTTTTTAATTATTCTGCGTAGAAGTTAACAGCAGATGCTCTAGCTTTTGCATAAGCGTTAGTTACATAACTGCTAGCGTTAGTGTTACATCGAAGACCAAGCATATTAGTTGATGTGCTTGTGCCAGAAGTTGCTGTTGGACCTCCTGTTGTTGTTGCTGTTGTGTAGCTTGTAGACCCATACATTGCCGTGTAAGCTGTGATGTTACCAGCTCCATCGCTGTAGATAGCAATAGTACGAGGATCAACGGAATATGTGATACCAGTGCTAGTAAAAGTAGAAGCACTAAATGATGTTCCATCATGAGCGAATACCCTCCATTCATAAGTACTTCCAGAACCTCTTCTAAACTCTACACCGAACCCGTAGTTAGAAATTGGATCAGCGTCAGCAAAAACACCTGAAGTAGAAGCTAAACCAACCGCAAATATAACGCTAGCGGAATTCTGACCAGTAATGAAGAAACCAGCTTTAATAGATGCTCCTAAAGCTCTACTATAATCAGTACCAGCTCCACTATAACCAGATATGTCGTTGAATCCTGCCCCAAATACCGCTTGCGCTCTTCTACTAGCAGCAGTTCCTGTATTGAGATCTGTCATAAATGCCCCATCAAGTCTTTGCGCTGTAGACCCTGAAGTTTTGTTAAAGTATGGTAGTCCAGAGAATGACCACTGTCTTCCCGCATGGAGCCAACTCTTTACTTCGGCTGCGGTATTTCCACCAGTAGTTATGACTCCAGCCGCATTAACATTTGCATCGAAGGTTGCGTCTCCAACACACTGAAACGTCCCATTAACATCTAGCTGATGAGATGGACTCGCTGTATTTATACCAACTTTATTGGACTGAGACGTACCACCCGAATTAACTCCCAATAAAATGTCGTAACCCGATCCTCCTGCGTTATATATTCTTAAATCATTACCAGCGTGGTTGAAATTCCACAAGTTAGCAACGTCACTGCGACCAAGCTGCAATGAAACATCATTACCATCTGTTGATTCAAGTTTTGCGGTTCCTTGATATACATGAAGTTCCTGTTCTGGACTCGCTATTCCTATACCTACTTTACCATCATTTAAAATAGTAAGAGCTTCAATTTGAGAACCAGCAGTTGAATTATCAGCAAAAAATGCTAAAGAATTATTAGCTCCTGATCCTGAACCTTTGTATCTTAGAGAGAATCCGAAATTAGCGGAGTCGCTTTCCCCCTTGTTAACGCTAGTGTTTCCATCAACCCTCAAAAGGTTTACATCATTACTACCTCCTCCAGCGCCTATTCTTATAGCGGTTCCATTATTAGCTTGAACCATTCTGATTGTGTTATTAGCGCTACTTGTATCACCTCCTATATCTAATAGATAGTCTGGACTTGTTGTTCCTATAGCAACACCGCTCGTAGTTATTCTGACTTGCTCAACTTCATTCGCAACGAATTGAATATTGTCTGTGCTACCGCCACCTTCAAGTTTAACTTGCGTATCACTATTGCTAGTCTCAATCAATAAATCAGAATTAGCAGATATAGTTGGTAGAATACCGTTTGTTGAAAGAGTGAGTTCCCTTCCAAAACTATTAGTGGAATCTACCGTAAAGGTGGAGGTTCCTGCACCGCTAATTGTGGAAGAACCGACAGTGATACCGCTAGCGGAGACATTACCTTGCGTAAGTACCTCATCAAGGGTTTGATCGTCGGTTTCAGAGGTTAAATAGTTCTGTGACGCAACCCAATCTTGGGTTGCGACTATGTCTCCAGTCATCGTGATGCTGCCTGTAAAATTGGCCTGAGTTCCGTCTAAAGTTGGTATTGGTTTAAATGACATGTGGCTCCTCCTCTTCTTTTGTGTAATCGTTAATATCTAAATTGAATGCGTCACAAGCTTGTTGTAATGTGTCAAACCAGTTCCAGCCGTCTACAGGATAACTGTAACTATCTTTCTGTTCTTTAAGCAAAGTAAAGTTTTTGTTGAAGACAGCTTTACCAGCGAACAACAGATCTCCGCTATCATACTTATAAAATCCTTCTGTGTAATATTCTTCTTCCATTATGTTGCAATCGTCCACCCTTTGTTTGTTGCTATTGCTTTATCTTGGTCTGTAAGATTGCCTTCAGCTGGGGTTTCGTTAATATTTATAGTTTTACTAGCGTTTCCTAAACCGCTAAATACTGCTGTCATAGCCTCTCTATCCATATTGGTCCTACGATAACTTACATTCTGTGTTATACCTGAAAGTATACCCCCAGACTCTAAAGAATAAGCTTGATAAAAAGTATTTGTAGTTGACGAAGAAACATTTGATGCGTCAATAGTAGGGACATGTTTTAGCCCAATCGCAGCATTGAACATCTCTGGCATTCTTGTTATATTGTCAGCGTTATTATTTATTCCTGTAAAACTATCTGGAAGTTCACTGAAGTATGTACCCTCAAAAGCTTCCTCATAATCTGTAACTCCTGCGTTTCCAAAACCACTGCATGTCCCCTCTGTAATTTCAGTTAAGTTATGAGTCGCACCAAGGAATTGTTCAAAAGCATCAGAGTCGCTCGCACTTACAGTAGTGAAATCATCTGGTAATCGAGTTAAACTAGAACAACCATAAAACATTAAATAAAAATCAGTACTTGAATTGGTGGGGAGACTATCAATAGATTTTAAACTATAACAATTATAAAACATTTGATATGTGGTTGTGCAGCCTGTTATATTTAAAGCTGGAAGACTTTCCAAACTTACACAATTACCAAACATAGCCAAGGCACTCGTGGCATTAGAAAAATCAATCTCAGGTATTCTTTTTAAAGAAAAACAGTATTGAAACATACTTCTAAGATCGCCGACAACATTTGTTAATTTTGGTATAGTTTCTATTTTACTGCAATAATAAAACATGTTATACATGGGGTTGCTATCAGATTGATTGGTAGAAGAAGTGTCTAAAGTTTTAGGGATTTTCTCTAAAGATGAACAAAAATAAAACATTCTATAAAAATCTGTCCCGCTTGATGTATCTATAGGAGGAATAAATCTTAAACTTCTACAATACATAAACATGTTAGCAAAACTAGTTGAATTGCTAGTGTTCAGCATAGGAATCGTTTGTAACGTGGTGCAATTAAGAAATGTGTTTCTCGTGTCGGTAGGCGCTGCATTACTAATAGAAGCTGGTATTTTAGTAAGTTTGAAGCAGTTTTGGAAAGTGGCATATAGGGTTGTCGCTCCACTAAAATCTAATTCGGGTATTTCTTCTAATGCATAACAGCTATTAAATGCTTGGCTCCAGTTAGAAATATTTGATGTGCTTCGATCAATCTCAATACTTCTTAAACCATACATGTAATAAAACACATTACCAAAACTAGTCATGCTATCACTAAAGTTGACTATCCTTACATGCTCAAGATATTTGCAAAGGTTACCACCAATACTACTTATCGATGAAATAGATGTTAAATTTGGAGAACCAAAAACAATATCTAAATACATTCTTGGGTTAGAGTAAGGATGTGCATTATTAGGTGGGTCTTGGACTAAAGTAAAACTTGTGAATCCTTGTCCAGCTTGAGGCGTGACAGATATCAGGGCTTGTCTATATGTTCTTCCGCTATGCGTAAATTCAGTATTAGCATTTAAATCAGAATAATCATATGTATGTTCTGCTTCAGCGTTATCGCCATATGTATCTGTATTACCATCACCCCAATCAACTGTGTAATTCCCACTAGTTGTATTAAAATGGAAAACAAATTGATTTTTAAATTCGCTACTTATAGCTACTAAAGCAGTAAACCTACTTTCGTTAGATGCTATTGTAGGCATATCTAACCATCTAGGATTCCTTACCCAAGGTGTAGCTTTAGGAGTTCTAGCTATAGAGCTACGCTCTAAAACTACATTTCTTATCGGGGTGTTGCCAAATCTTATTCCCATATCTTTTAGATTATATACCAATTTGAACCATCAGATTGTACGGTCACGGATTCAAATTTTGAGTTAATGATTAAAGAGCCAGTTAGATCAATTAAGCCGACTGTGCCACTTATTGCTACAGCTCCTGTTGTAATGTTTTTAATATTATAAACGTAATTACTATTATTTACGGCTGAAGGTAATGTAATATTGGTTGATGCTGAACCGCTAACTAAAACTGTATGGTCTGTATCTGTGATAGTATAGTTGCTCGAAACAATTTTTATAGGATTAACAACTGGAGAATTAGTTGATTCATCACTAATAAAATATAAAGTATTAGAATCTGGAGTTATTGCATCATACTCAGACTGAGTAAGTTTTACTATAAAGTCAACATCATCTGATAATACGCCAGAGGGTGACGCAATGGTAACCGCACCAGCGGATTCCGTAATTTGTATACCCGAACCTGCTGTAAACGCTAACGTCTCACTCGTACCAAGGGTGTTACCGCCAGCGGTGACCGTTCTAACGGAACTTAAAGCTCCACTTAAGGGCGTATAGCCCAAAGCTCCCGTAATCTGACCTGACACAAGCGTCAGAGCGGCTTCGTGTTGCGTGACGCTAGACTCAGAAATCCTAGCGTCAGCGAAAGTGCTACTGGTGATTTTCGAAGCTGCGAGGTTAGGGATCGTAGCCGTGGGTAATTCAGCAGAGCCGTCTACTGCAATAGTGACCGCACCACCAGACTCCGTAACTTTTATATTATCACCTCCAACTCCAAACGCTAACGTCTCACCCGCACCAAGGGTGTTGCCGCCAGCGGTAACCGTTCTAACCGCAGAAATAGGCGTGAAGCCTAGTGCGCTAGTGACGCTACTGGAACTAATACCCGTGATAAAGTTAGCGATATCGTTCTCATTGACTAACGCACCCGTAGTCGAAGGGTTAACTGGGATATAACCCAAAGCGCTAGTAACGCTACTGGAACTAACACCAGTAACATAACCCTGACTAGTGACAAAACTCTGGGTAGCTACAGGTTGACCACCACTCATTGTTATACCCTCCCCAACAGCGAGATGACCTGTCTTAATATCTACGCCATTGCTGAAATCAAGGAACAGGGCATCTGATCTAGTTGGCACTTTTGTTCTATTATCATTATCTGAAATATAAACATAACCATTATGAACAGTACCACCACCATTAACATGAGATCCAAAAATTTGAACCGATTCAGAACTTTGAACATAATTACCTACTCCACCAAGTATAATACTGTTTCTAGACCCACCTATTTTGTTACCCGTTCCTCCACCAATAAAAGCGTTTTTAGAATCTTCATTAATCTCGTTATCTGCTCCTCCAACGATACTGGAAAAGCTTGATTCAAATATTCTTATTCCTGAACCAGCACCAATAAAGTTGAAGTTGGCATTGCCTGTTACATCCCCGTCTAGTTCTTGACCTGAAATTATATTGTTACTCCCCACAACAATAGCGTCAAAATCACCGTAGATTTTATTTTTTGTTCCAGCTAAAGCTACAGACGCGAAAGAATTAACCTCGTTGGAGTTTTCGGCAGAACTAGTACTAACATCAAAGCTAAATTTATCAGATCTTATTCGAACACCTCCAAAGCTACCTCCCTCCGCACTACTAGCACTAAATCTAGCTGCACCAGCAAGGAAATTAATCTCAGCGCTTTCATTACTCATATTGAGGTTATTAAGCAAGGAAATTTCATTAGATGTAGTACTACCTATATCTGTGACCGACTGAAGACTCTGTAAGCCCAGTTCGCTGCTACCTATAGGGCTACTTGCAAAGTTGTGGGGTCCAGTCTTCCAAACATCCCCCGTCCCAAATTGGCCATAAGTAACAAAATGTAAGAAAAATTCTGAAGAATCAGCAAAACCAAAAGAATTCTCGTCGATGTTAAATGCAAATTGAGAGCTTGACTCTAATATAGGTCTAGTTAAAACAATCTTAGGATCTATTATATTAATAAACTCACTGGAACTTTTAGTACTATATACTTCTAGTTTATCAAAAACTATATACTCAGGGTCATTAAAAAAACTTATAACGCCAGATATATTACCCGTTTGACCAATGGCTGAAACTCCAGATCCAGCCCCTGCTGAACCGCTAAATCTCTTTACTCCACTAACATCTTGAATATCAATGCCGCTAATATACGGGTGGTTTCCATACAAAAATAGTTTCGTTGTTTGCTCTGAGTCATCATTACCCACAACTTTCATTTGAACACCAAAATCTTTTTCGTATCCACCGAAAACATTAATGTTATCATATTCAGTGAATGTGAAGTTGTTGGATTTGTAATCCTGTAAGAAGTTTTGATAAGCTACCGTGCCGTCTTGATTAAGAATATCTACATTTAACTTACTAGTGTAAGGGTTCTCTAAGAAGTCGGATGCGCTATCTACCTCGCCACTTATGTTGTCGATGATGGATGTATTTATAGTAACATCTCTTAACAACCTAACACCACTTACAGTTATCGTTGTTGATAAGTCTGTAAAATCGATGTTCGGTTGCGTAGTATCAAATTCTCTTAAAATAATAGGCATACTATTCGAATGTTATAGTGTTAATAAATGGTCTATCGAATTCTTCAAAATCTTCATATAATGCAAATACTCTCTTAGTTGATACTTCAGAATCTAAAAAAACATTAGAGGATGAGGAGTCGCCAAGAGCTTGAATACTTAGAGCGTAACCTCCAACACTAATTAAATTATCAAATCTAACTGAACTATTAATAACCCCTGTTGTTATGGATTTAAGGTTAGGCGTATGAAGAGTAGCTTGGTAAATAGTAGCGTTTGTCACATCGTCCCAGTTACCACTAATGAAAAATGTCGAAGCATCAGTATAATCAGATGAGTCCCCAGTGCTTAAAGCAAGGTTTTGTGGAGAATTTAAAACTTTATAGGTTTTGTCTCCTAACTGTGTTGCGACATTATAATCATATGTATTCTCTTTAGTTTCGATTGATATGTTTTGTTCAATTAAATTGAACTTGCCAGTATCGAATTTTGCAGCAGAAACCAGATACTCGTTAGGTGAGTTTTCCTTAATTGAATCAATCTTATAGATCGAATCATTGGTGTCTTTAAGCTCAAATCTGTATGGGCTACCCAACTTGATAAATGGTAAATATTCAGAAGAATCAACGCCACTAACAAAAGATCCATAACTCATATTACCAACAGATCCAACAATATTCAAAGTGACTATTTGAGATGGTGAATTAAGAGATATTTCGGATTCTAAAACACCTTTGTTTCTTGAAGTACTTATATCTCCACTAATGTAATTGGAGAATGCGTAAGAATGAGTAGCGCTCCTCCTATCAGTAGTTGAAGAGTCAAAAGGTGCTATCACGCCTGTATTAAGATCAACTAAAGTGTGAATACCTGTCCCCACATTAATATAATCCGCATCACTCTCACTAAAGCTGGTTGAGAAAACCCAACCTGTGTGATCTGTATTAAAATATAGCAATCGAGATTGTGAGGAGTCCTCACCTGTGTAAACTCCGTATTGAGCAAAGGTACTTTTACTATGATCTGAGTCAGCGAAACCTTCTCTATATCCAGAGAATACATACTGACCAGTATATTTATAGAATGAGCTTTCAAAAGCATTACCTGTAATTTGAAACATCTCAGCCCTTCGACGATCTATTATTGCATCGCCATCAAGATCGTCAATTGAACTTATTCCAGTGGGATTGTATACGGTAAGCTGACCCGTCATAGAATCCCCGTCATAAGGGCCGCTAAGTTGGATAAATTGTTTTTCGACATCAACATTGAGAATCTTACCGAAATTAGATTTTTTGTTTTTTAAATCATCGTCTACAACAATTAGATCCCCGGGCTGACAGAGTAAAGCCTCTAATCCTGATGAGAAAGCGATCCTTTGATTCTCTTTAATTGTTCTAAAAATTAAATGTTGCCCGATCCTTCTAGCCATTGCTCTAGATGTAACCCCCAAACCATCTACCCTTTGTTTGAATACACCCCTACTTCGTATATCCTCCTCATCCTCAATAACCTCGACTTTTGGAGTGAAGTTTTCAAACCTATCTAAATAAGACACTTCGACAGTATTGAATTGTTGATCCCTTCTCAAGTTAGAGTAGTTAAACACCCCATCTTTGACATTATTATTATTAAATAATGCGATAGGAAGCTTGACTCTATCGTCAGTAAAAGAAACTTCTGAAGCTCTAAAAAACGTGTGGCCCCTAAACAGCTTAGAAATGAGCTGTATTGAATCGAAAACCTTCTCATCACTGTTAAATACGATGTTAC